ATTTTCATTGCGTCAATATAACGCAATTCCTGAATACCTTCTTCAGGTTTCTTAAAGTCAATAACCTTATGATAAAATATTCTACCATCAATATACCAGTTCCTATAGATCTCATGAGATTTTTTATCAAAATCTAATAGATCTAAGATATTCTTAAATTCAGCTCTAATCTTCTTTTTAATACCATCACTAGCATTAAGATTAGAAAGTTCAATTTGTACTGGAGTATCGTTAGTATCCGATACGATAGCTTCATTTACAATATCCTCAATAGCACTATCCGCTTCGGGATGAAGTGCCATTTCCCTATACCTTTTAATAAGGTCATACTCGGTTTTGTAAATTCCTTCAATGTCAACATAAGACCCAAAAAAACCACTACTCATATAATGGTCAGACCCGTCCTCATTATTCGGAGGAACGGGCGAAACCGCCGTTGGAGATAGTGGTTCGGAATCCTCTATAGAGAATCCAAATAATTTTGCCATGATTTATATCTTACCGTATGACTATTTAGTTAGCCATTTGCACCGCCAGCCGCAACTGCGTTGAACGATTGAACTTGGAATTCTACTGTGAACTCTTCTATAGTATCGCTCGAATCGTAAGATAAGTCAATAGCTGCAACGTTAGAAGGCCAGATATCAACAAACTCATACTCTTTTAGTACTGCGTTTGAAGATCCTGCACTAGACTTGCTGCTTGTTGATGATCCTCTACCAAGTTGGAATACTTTAGCATTTGTCATATATGCAGATGGATCTGTAGCACCAAGGTTGTTATCCAACTTAGCGATCAGATTTGCCCACTCTTCAAATGCATTCCTTAATACAAATCCCTCATCATTAATTATAGTTACTGTCCATGTATCTATTGTACGGTCTCCAGCAACTTTAAAAATACGACCCCTAAACGGAACATCGATGTTTGCGACATTTTGTGCTGGCAACTGAGCCGCCTTACACATATATCTAAAACTATCTGAATCCCAAGAGATACCTGCAGGTAGAGTGGTTAGTTCTACCTCAAACAGATTGGGTCTTGCACCGCCACCAATAAGTGCGGATTTAAATTGAGAAATAGTCTTGTTTTCTCTTGATGTTGCCATGATTTTTTACTCTCCTGTTAGTTATTTAGATGAATGATACGATTAAACGCGACCAGCGACTTCTTCAAAACTTACCCCAGTTCTAGTAGCAACGAACGTAAGTGTTACGTAGTTGATAGACTTGGCAGGTTTCAAGTAAATGTCTGCTCTAAATTCATTGTTATCAATAACATCAGGAGTATTATTTGTGGTATCGCAAACAACTAGGAATCCGTAGAGTCCGCGTTTTGCTTCGACATCGCGCAAATAAGGTTCAACAATGTTTCTAAAGTTTGCTCTTGTTAACTCATCGTTAAGTTCAAAGAGTTGTGCTTCAGCAGATCTTTGTAGTGCTTGCTCAATTGTAAGGAACAGGCGACGAACGTTAATTCTGTCAAATGCAGATGCATAACCAAGTGCAGTCTTATCACCAAAGAGCATAGTACCAACACCAGGTTTTGTGATTATGGCGTTGACTCTTTGAGGATAGAGTTGATCTCTTTGATCCTTAGTTGGGTTGTATGCAAGTTTGATGGCATTATTAATAATACCACGTTGTTGTCCTGCAGGTGAGAACCAAGGATATGCAACGATATTTGTGCGACACATTAAACCAGCAACGTCTGCGTTAACTGGAACATATCTAAACTCGTTGTTAAATCTATCGTAGGTATACTTATAACCACTATCGAAGATTCCGTAAGAGGAAGAAGATAGAGGACTGAAGTATTCTACAAGATTTTCTGTTTGTGTTGTTGTGTTAGTAACATTAACAAGGTCTGCCCTATGTGGACCAACAACTGCAACACAATCTTTTCTCTCAGTTGCAAGAGAGATTAAATAATTTGCTTTTGCCTGTGACTGGTTCTTAGCACCAAGTCCAGGGCCCATGATTAGATAATCAACAGCAATTTCATCCTTATTCTCAAAGAGTTTGTAGGATGTTTGAAGATCACCTAATGTAGCAGTCATTCCACCGTTTTCTCCAACGATTGGAATTCCTGCGGAATAGTCCTCACCACCACCTAGTGTGTAAGTAATATTTCCGATTGCAGAGAATGTATTATCCTGTGCAGGTTGTCCCCATAAACCTTGAGCAGTTGTGAATGGAGTGAATGCAGTTCCGAATCCAGTTGCTCTTGGTTCTGTTAACCAATAAGCATCCCTAGCATTTGATGGATTGTATCCAGCATATACATTGTCGGAGTAATCTGCAAGATGTTGCTTGTAGTAGTTCTTCTGAGGAGAATTTACAGCAGAGATAGAATCAACTGCTTTAGATAAACCTATGTGCTTCTCAACTACATTACCTTTAATTCCAGTAACGGTTCCATAGTCATCAACAATAGCAACGTGCATTGCATCGCCTTCACCATTTCTATCTGTTGTATAAACACTAGAAACAGGTTTTGCAGCAATTGACTTCCAGTAGATAGTTGCGTTGTCTAATGTAAGTGTTTGTGCATTGTACCAGTCGGCAACAGATGCAGCACTTGCAGAAACTGCAGTGTTAGGAACATTTGGAGCACCAGTATTAACACCAACATTATCTACGAACCAAAGAGTATCAGATGCATTGAATGATGCATATGTAGTTGATTCTTTATAATCAATCTTTGTTTCAGCATAAGTTCCACTTGTACCAGCAGCACCAGTTACACGAGAAACAACTTTAACGTGAATCTTGGAAGCACTGTTAACTGCGTCTGTAGAAACACCTGTAATAATTCCTTTTAGGTATCCATTGAATGTGGATGTAGTACCAGCACCAGGTATAACTTCGTTAGTAAGTGCAGATGTAACACCGTATCCAATCTTAGCACCATAGTCACCAAGACTAGTAGTGGTGATACCGATTGTTTGGTCGGCAAGGTCATCAATTGAGCAGACCTTTAAACCATTTGCCCAAGAACCAGGGTTCTTTGCTGCATATGCAAAATCAGCAGAAGATGTGTAACTAGCTTGATAGTCATCATAGTTCTTAATCTTCAATGTTGTGTCTGAAGCAACACCAACACCTGCGTTTGCACTATTTAAGTTAGTATTATCTGTCCTAACAACTTTTAAAACTCCCCCATAGGAAAGGTAAGATGCCGCACTCATCCAATACTCGTACTGAGCGTCGGTTGACAGAGGCTTACCGTATGTGCCTATAAGTGCTTCTTCTGTAGAAATATCAATTGGGTCGTCGATTGGTCCAATGCGGAATGGACCTGCTATTGCACCGATGTTATCCAATACATTATCAGCTCTTCCTACTGTTAAGTCAACCTCCCTGGTTAATACTCCAGGAGATAATTGAGGAGTAGCCATGCTTTTTTTCTCCGATTCTCAGATTTATCTAAAAATTATTTATTGTTTTGGGTGTTTACATATACTCCCACATATAATCCATACCACCACCTTTGTCACCATACTCATCTGTGTGCCACCTATTACCTTCATTATCGGTAAAACTTTCTTGATCTTCTAACCCATCAGACATAAAACCAAAGGGTGCCATATCTTGTTCTATCTGATTTTTCTGTTCATCATATAATCTTTTTCTTACATCTTGGTCTGTTAATTCTTTAAAATAATCCTGTGCAACTAACCATGCATATATGACCAGACACATTGCAAGGTCATCATTACATCCATCTTCTGCTTCAAATGAATTACTCTTTTGAATAAAAGTTGTAAGTTCACTTAATATTTCATAGTCATTGAATAATAATTTATCCGATTCAATAATAGCTTTAAGGTTAAGAGATCCAACTTTCTTTACAGTCTTGGACATCTTAACACCAAGTTGAGTTTTCTTACCAGAAAATCCCTGACCTACAACTTGACCTGCTCTACCTCTCATAGAACACATCAACAGATTTTCATACTCTAAATCATAGTTTATAATAGATGCTACCTGATCCCCTATATCATTTACTTCACATAAAATAAATGCTTGATTATATTTCATTGCAACATCATATATGATATTGGGAAATAGCATAGGTTTAATTTCATTATTCCTATACTTTGCCACTACCCTATGAGGGAACTTTGAAATATCTATAACAACAAATGCAGAGAAATCTTTTTCTACTCCCCGTGCAACGTCTACCGTAATTACATAATCGTGTTTCTTTTTAGGTTCTTTATATACATCTAATCCAGCACTTCTTGTCTTCGGACTATCATATACAAGAGTTCTTAATTTACTTGGTGAAATAAGAGTATCAACAGATCCTAAAAATTCACACTCAAACTCAACCTTAAACTGTTGTTCTGATGTGTTTGCAATAGTCTGTTCTTTCCATAAGTCATCTCTTCCTGGTACCTGTGACCAATGAACATCAGTAGGTACATATTCACTTTTCCTCTTCTCCGCATCATGCCACATACGGTA